GTAAAAGTAACTGTATCGTCTGTTACTGTGGTAGTAATTCCGTTAGTTCCTTGGAAGTCTAACGTACCATCTATTAACGAAACTGAATCTGTACCTGTATCTCCAGAAATACCTAATGTGGTACTAATGGTTGATAAAGAAGCAGATGTAATACGACCTTGCTCATCAATACTTAATACAGGGACCTGTGTAGAAGACCCAATGTGAGCTGCAACGCCATTATTATCTGTAAAGACTTGTTCTAATTGTGTGGCACCAATACTAGAATCTTTTACTTTTAACGCATCTGCACCATCAATTTCTATGGTAGTATCATCGACGTTAACATCAACGGTTATTCCTGTACCTAAAGTACCTGAGGTAGTAATTGCATCACCTCCAGTTACTGTTTGATCTTCTAATGTCGTTAAATCAGTAGCTAATGAAGAACTTACATTATTAACATTACTATTAAGAGTGGTCTCTAGATTAGTAATCTCTGTAGCAACAGAAGAACTATAAGTAGTATACCCTGTAGTGTTTGTAATATCAACCTGTACTGAGCTAGAAACAATAGTCGGTTGATTAACAATATTTGTATACTGTATATTAGTAATATTGGTACCATCACCAGTAAAATTGCCTTCAAACGATCCTGTTAAAAGTACAATATTATTTACGCTGGATGTTACGTAATTTGCGTCGTTAGCTAATTGGGATATATTACTACCCGATACGACTATCTTCTTCCACTGTGCCATGTTGTGTATTTAAGTTTATTATAAATATACCCTATTAGTCATTTACTCCTAAATAGAGATTATCGTCATCTCCAAAAAATATACCTCCTTCTACGGGGGATGGTGTGTCGGTTTGTGGAAATAATTGTAAGATTCCTTCTTCGTTTACTCTTACCTTATCTTCTCCACCAACACTTATATTAAAGTATTGAGTTACTCCGTTAAAATTTAAATTTAAAGAACCTGTAACTTCTAAATCCGTATTAGCTGAGGCATAAGAGCCTGTATGAGCAAATACTTCAATATTTCGTACTAAAGCTAGTACATCTTCACCTCCGATTACAATAGAACCGGAAATATTAATATTATCTGCTGTAACTCTACCTGTTCCTAAATCTAAATCTTGATTTAAAAGAGAACTCTTTACTTGAGCTGAGCTAGATAGGATACCTTGTGGTATATTATCTAATTCTTCAAATTTACTACCAGTAATAAAGCCTAATTCAGAAATCTGAGCAGATCTTGATATTATTCCCGAGATACTAGCAGATAAAAACCCTAAATCGTCTAACTGAGCTGAGCTACTTAATAAAGTCTTACCTTCAATAGAGGAAACTCTACTGTTAATATCAGATGTAGTAGTGTCTAGTAAGGATGAAGTATATTCTAACTCCGCTAACCTAGTCTGTGTAGAGCCTGTGAAGTTATTAAATGAACTAGATATGTCATTTAGGTTACCAACGTATTCATCAATAGAAGCAGACCAGTCTGACATTGAAGCTGTCCATAAAGTAATAGCTCCAAACTTAACTTGATCAGCTCCTTGACCAGATTCAAGTGTAGTTAACCTTAATCCTATGTCACTTCCGTTGAGAAGTAAGCTAGACCCTGAAACCTGTAGTGATCCGGTTATGGTAATCTTATTTCTACCAGGTCTTATCTCGGATAGATACGTACCACCGTCTCTAAAGACTAGTGAACCGGATAATATACTGTCTATTCTGCTCATTTACTAAATATCATTAATATTTTTAACTACTTCAGTTGTAACCTTAACTGCAGCCTTAGAAAAATACTTTTTAGTATTATAGGCCTGAGCATTTACTGCATCAGTTATTATATGTCCAAGTAAATTTACACTAAACTCAGTCTTAACTATACGGTCATTACCGGCAACTATCTCTGCCGATGTAGTATAGTTATCTATCATTGCTCTAAATCTAAATTTAGATGGGTTTCCCCAATAAGAATCTGAAGCAAAGTTAATTCCTTCAATAATCTTGTTATTTTGCTCTACATAATCAGTAAATATAATACAAGAATACACTATATTAACGTAATCTGGTATAGCTACTGCATAATATTCTTTAACTGGTTCACGATTATTAAGTAATCCGAACTTATCGTAAATGTTTTTCTGGGAAAACTTCTTTTCGAATACTCCATAGTTAATTGGTTTATTACCATCTAACTTATTTCCCAGCTGTCTATTCTTTTCTATACTGTCTCTTCTAAACACAATTAGAGGAGTCTGCATTTTACCATTTTTATCACGGTAATACCCGTCTTTCTGCATTGCTGCCCACCTTTCAGGTGAACCGTATACCAATGGAACGTTAATCTTTTTACCGTTCTGTAACACGCTTGGACGAAGTACTTCATTAAAGTAGTAAAATATAGCTTCATCAATATCTTTTATACCTACTATTAGGTTTTCTACTGTATCTGAATCTCTAGATACTTGAAGTGCTCTATTCACACCAGGATCTAGTGCAGTACTATCTAATCCAAGTGATTCTTGTGATAGTTGCTCTTGAGTCTTAGGTATTGGTGTGTTTTCTGCCATGTTATCTTACTTCTGATATTCCTACCTTGTCAGCTCTTGTGAGATGACAGTCTACTATAATAGATAGAGAGGAGCCAAACCCGGATGTTGCGGAGGTGAGGTTATAGCTCTTATCTCTACCTAGAAATAGTTGATTTTCTCTTACTGTATCGACTTCATAGAAGTCATTTTGCCATTGAACGATGTCTCCTACTTCAGGAACAACATTAACATCTTCAAGATCTGGTCTTAGCATTGCAAATGATACCTCTCTACCTAGATCTGGTCCAAATTCTTGTATATCTATTACTTGATCACCTCTAGTTATAAGGCAATTAAGTTTAACTGCATTCCAAAACGACTTTTCTAATGCTTCACCGTATAAATTAACGTCTGTATCCTCTAAACTTAGTTTATGGTATAGGATCTCCTGTTCTACTATGTCCTCTAGTAGTTCTCTGTTAATATTAACGAGTAAATCGAAGTCTCTATTAGATCCAAATAGCATATTAGTATTCTCCTGGTCGTTTCATACGTTCAACTGAGTTTGCTGCTACTTTAAACGCATTTATTTCTGTATACTTACTCATAGCATTCTTCTTTAACGCTTCTAACGCCTCTGATGGTGGTTTCTGAGTAATAATTTTTACTTTAAACGTATATCTCTTAGCTGCATCATCAGATCCTGCAATAGTACAGGTGGTAACACCGGGAAGTGCACGAATAAGGTCAGCTAGCACAGATGGACTTGCATTATTACTTACTACCTGTACCATAGTACGGTAAGGTGTATATACTGCCTCGTCTAATATTATATCTGATAACTTAATCATCCTATAAAGATTGTCATTGGTACTTCTTTGAGAGTTTTACTTAAATTCTCCCCTTCATTCGCTTTTCTCTCTAATTGAGACTGTCTAGAAGTTTGATCTAACATCTCTCTTAGGTTAGTAAGTAGTGATTCTTTTTCAGATCTAGCGTCTGTCAATAGATCTGCTTGGTTTAATGTGGCTTCTGAACCAGGAACTGGTACTGTTTGGTACTTTCCTCTAACATAAGATAGTAATTCCTTAGCTAAAGCTAAAGTATACCTATAAACCCACTGTCTACCTACACTGTTTATTTGATTATATGTAGGATTACCGTATGGTACTTCTGCTACATTAGTAATTAATCCATCTCCACTTAAGAAACTAGCAGCTTTTTTATCGTCTACCTTGTAATATTCGAATCTTAAATTACTATTAGCTTTAGGAATTGGAAATATCTTTAATTTGTTGTTTACTAATTCAAAAGAATAAGTAGACCTTCTAATTTGATCGTTAAATTCTATAGCCTGTACTTTTAATAAATCAAAAGATGCTGGCATTAATAAGAAGTTAACACCGGGACTAAAAGAACCGAAATCAAAAGCATCCATCATTGACTGAACACCTGTTCCAGTACCTGCATATGGATCAAAGTAACGTAAAATAGCAGGTGGTGCTTCGTAAAATACTTTTCTTATTTCTATAGAACCTGATATACCTGCTGCTTGAGCCCATGCATCTAAATCGTAGGACTGTTTACCTGTCGTCATTGCAAGAGAACCTGTATGTCTTGTTACATTTCCTCCTACTTCAGCTTCTGTACCGTAGTTTTTACTTATATTCACAACCCTATCTAATGTAGGATTAATAATTTTATTATTAGCTGTACCTGCTGTACTATCTGAACCTTCTAATGAAAGGTAGTTCTCTCTAATTTTGTATTGAAATACTTCGTTACCGTAAGTTGTAACTGCTTCTTCAAAACATGCAAAGAAATTATTATCTTGAAGTTCAACATCCATTAATGGGAACCCTAGACGTGTACCACAAAACTTAGCTACCTTCTCAGCATCGAGCTGGAATGTAGGATCGCTGTCGTAAAAGCCAAAAGGGGTAGATGAGCCTGAAGTAAAAGTTGCTGACCCATTCCATATAGTTACACTTGCCATTTAATACGGTTTATTAATAAATAGGATAAAAAAAAAGAGGCCCGAAGGCCTCTCTTAATTATATACTAAGGTATTAATTATATCTGAGCAGAGTCAGAAACAAAAATTCTACCGTAGAATTCTGGACGAATCATTTTCTTAGCATAACGAGTCATTAAACCTTTTCTTGGAGTGAAGGTTTCTGGATCGTATACTAATGGAGTCATCATTAATGGAACATAAGGAGCATATACTGCACCAGTTTCCAAGAACTGAGAACCTCTGTATCCTAATAAGATAGTGTTTTCAGTCATGTATGGGTTTTTGTATACTTTGAAGCGGTTAGCTAAGCTACC